CATTGAATGGAAGTTCGCGCATAGCAGAATCTTTAGCAATCAATCCACCAGAAAGAGCCTGAAGCATAAATACAAGACCTTGGGCTGGGTTAAGTCCAGCGAGCATTCCATAGCGAACCTCGGCTGTGTAATCACCAGCGATATCCTTCTTGGGAAGATACTTAACTTCATAAGGAGCGCCAGCGTCTACACCGCGGATGGTCTTTTCTTTGTTAAATAACTTCTCGTCCATCTCAAAGCAGATGGCGATAACATCACGCAGGGCAACAGCAAAGATTGCCTGCGATGCTTTGACTTGAGTATCGAAGGCGCCCATAAGTGCTTGTACACCTTGGCCTGTAATAACAGAGGCGTTGACCTGGCCAGAGCGGCCATCGGGATAACGAGTACCCGTACGCATTTCCTGGTCAAGCATTTGCTGTTCAGAGAAAGCACCCTGGGGCAAATGAAGGTCTACGCGGTGTACGCCTTGTGGGTTGGCTGTTCGGATAAGTGAGTCGCCACCCATAACGAAATTCTGAACATCGTTTGGTACTACAATTGGTGCTTGGATTGCTTTCTCGGCCGCTTCCATAGCCATAAAGGCGAAGCGATTGCGAAGCATTTGAATACCAATAACATCATCAAACTGTCCACGCATCTCACCATCGATGGACGGACGACGTGGGCAAACAACAGTCATCTTCTTGATGGGATTCTTAACACGAGAGAGGAAGAGATTATCTCGTGATGGAACATACATTGCGATAACATCTTTGTCCCAGTAGCGAACCATCTCTACAGTTGAGTCGTCCTCTTTGCGGTTGTCGCGTGAGCCACGAAGTTGCTGTTCAAACTCTGGGAACTGAGCAACCAAATCACCAATCGTTGATTGGTAGACCTTGGCAAAGGAAACGGTGCGACCATACTTGTCATACTCTGGGTATGCTAATCGAGAGGATTCAATACGGATTCGCGGAAGGCCCGATTCCGTGTCTGGTTCCACGATGAAAACACCAAAGCCGTAAGTGATGTAGTTATCCGCAAGAGAATACATACCAACCGAAAGGTCCGAGTGAATAAAGTAATTACTTGCGATGCTAGTCCGAGTGTCAGCAAAATGGCGAGCCTTGTCGGTCGTCGCGCTAACAGAGGCGCAGTTGACTGTGGGGAGTGGTGCCATAACTTCCGAAAGGTCACGAGCAACAATATCAATAAAGTTTGATACGACATTGGCATCAATACCCTCTGGGAAGAAGTCTGGAAAGATAGAAGCGATATCGCCTTGGCGGACTGATGTAACCTTAGAGGCACGACCGTCCCGTTCGGCGGAACGCGCAAGGAGGCTTTTGACCTTAGAGGCAATTTGCGCATCTGATAATGCCATTAGTTTTCCTTCGCGTAGGTTTGGTTCCACTGCTCAGCATAGAGGTCGTCCAGATTCACTGTGAATCGGTTCTCTTTCTGGCGCCGTGTAGCCCATCTATTCTGTGTCCACGGGGCTGTATTCTGTTCATTCTGCATTAATTCTCTCAGGCGGATGATAACAAACCAGAGAGCCATCACACAGTCGGTGGGGTTCCTGGTGTCAGGTTTCCAAGTGATAAGTTCTTGTACGAGAGTTTTGATTCCCTCTGAACCTTCATTACTTGGAAGTTGGATGATGTTGTTATCTTGAAATCTTCCGTCACGAGTGGTCCCAAAAAGGGTAGCCATTGAAGCAACTCCAAAGCCAACGTCCCACTTGTCTTTACCTGTGAATTGTGATTTGAGTGCGCATCCATAAGCGGCCAACCAGTTTCTAAACTCATCGTCTAATGCGTACGCCTTTTGGTGGGCGTTGGTTTCAATGCGTAACTCCTGCGGTTTATATTTAATGACCCATTCCTCTACCAAGTCCCGAAGTCGGGCTGGTGTGGTGTCTGTCATATTAACGCAGTCCAGCACATAAATCTTACCATCGGCTTTGTTGTATGTTGCTACCACAAAACCAGAAGCGCCCGCCATAGCGGGGTCGAGTCCAATAACGGTATAGGAGCCTTGAACAATCTTAGGATGCCCTGGCGCTTCTGGCTTAAGAGGGCCTTTCCTGCGCATACCATTGACGGAGCCAAGCACACAGGCGGGGGCAAAGACGGAGTCTTCCATCACGTCTTCTTGCTGATACACCATTGCCCAGACAGATGGGGATACTTCGGCTCTTCGGTTAAAGAGAGAGCGTCCGTCCCACTTAGGGTAATTGCCCGATGGTAACGGGTTGTCTAATTCGTTTTCTTGTTGCTCCGACTCAGGCCAGAGAGTTACCCAGCGTTCTGGTTTCTCGTCATACTCTAGTACGGCTGGCATAGCCATATAGGTAAAGGGGCTAATGCCACCTGACCAGTTCTTCGGATTACGGAGTTCGCGGTAGAGGTCGATAGGGGCAACGCGTGTTCCCACTACGAGAAGTTTACCGTGTCGTCCTAGACGAGTGATGACCATTGTTTGAAGCCATTCGATTTGCTTCTGCCACTCGTGGGCGTTGGTATCCATCACGACGTCGTCTAGAATAATCAAGTCAGCACGGGCACCATAAATCTGGGAGCCAATACCTAGGGCTTGAACGGTAGGGTCTTTTTCGCCAGAGTCGCGGCCAGTACCCAGATAAATCATATCTGCTGACCAAGTGGTGGCATCTGCCTTATATCCACCTTGAGGGCCGAAGGCCACTTGCATCTTGGTGTAGGCTGGATGGGAGAGACGGTCTTTAATCTGACGGAGGAACTTACGTGCCATACCCTGAGTTTTGGATACGATGATGACTCGCATATTGGGGTTGGTGACGATTTTGTAAGTTACATAGTTGGTGGTGATGGTGGTGGACTTGGCGTGCTCAGGTGGTACGTTGATGAGGACGCGGTTGGGGTTGTTCTTCTCGTAGGACATTGATGGGTGGAGCCAGCGAGGCTCTACACCTTCCAGCAGGTCAATCCAGTCCAGTTGGTGGTTCCAGAGTTTAGAGTCTAAGAACTGTTCTGAGAAGTCTTCGAAGGAGATAGACTTGAGATTCTCTAGGGAGGTTTGAACGCCCTGGCCTGCTAGCCTTGCGGCTTCGGCCTTGGCCTTGAACTCTGGCTCATTGAAGGTCCATTGTCGGTATGCCGACTCAGAACGTCCGACTTGTTCCATAGCCACCTTGATGGTGGCGCCTTGTTCGAGTTGGGCTAGCACCTTGAGTTGGGCGTGCTCTTTGCTCATTTGAGGTGTTGCCATTTGTTGTCCCTATCTGGTCATTAACTAACTACCTAACGTGATTAATTAACGGCAGTATTCTGGCAATGATTATATTAATTATTATATTATTATTAATTAAGAAGTTCTCGAAGCAACAAGCGTAGAGAACTTCGTTCTCTTTATTAAATAATTTATTATTATATAATAGATAACCTGTAAATTTGATACTAAACCGACCAATTTTTAGAATTAGTTTTATAATGTGACTCAATTCACTCAATAATGTCCTATTATGTACTAATATGTACTATAACAACTGGGGGGCATAACAGAAAAATTTGGGGTGAGTACAACAACAACAACAACACTCGTTTTTAACAACCTGGGGTCAAACCCTCAACCTTTCGTTGAGGTTCAGACAATAATCCACTTACCAATCATTCGAACATCTGTTCGAAAATAGACTATTGGTTTAATAATGATTACCCTCAAGGGGTTCGAACATCTGTTCGGGTGTACTCACCCCCCAGACCCCATCTGGCACTCTCGCCCCTAGACCGCTAGTATAAATTAGACCGCAAGTATAGGGACAATTGTGACTATCCATCTGAACACCGTTAAAATCATCTGAACACCGTACAGATTTTACGCTCACGCTCATATGGTAATACCATACGCACAAATGTTACGGTGAGGAAAGTGTCACAAAACTAATTACAAAATGATAAGAACCCACGCTCAATCGTGAGGAAACATTGAGGGGAAAGCGACTAGACATAGTGCCGAAAAGGTGAGACGCTTCTCCTATAACTTGATACTTGAAAATTACATATTGAAACTGTCTGGTCTGCTTGAACCCTCTCCCCGTCTCATATGGAATTACCATATGGGGCAAGGTGAGAGTTCAAGCCTGAACTCTCTTTAATGCCCCAGTTAGCGGGCAGAAATGAGAAAAGAAAATGACCGAAAACACAACCACCGCCCTACCTGTTGCCGATTTCGACCTAGACGTGGCAAACGCCTACGCTGAGTTCGGACAAGGAGTTAAATCGGGACTTTATGAGTTCGTAGCGATGACCCAGGAAAAAGGTCTGAGCGTCGAAAAAATCAAGGCGTCAATTCGTGAGGGTATTAAGCGCTCGGAAGGTGTCCGAATTAGCGAAATCCGCGAGGGTCGCGCTCAATATTTCGCCACTATCCACGCAATTGCCACACGTTTTGAGTCTGAACTGGCTCACATCCCGTTCAACAAGGCGTATAACATCGCAGAACGCGCTCAGCGCGCCCACG